CGCAGCCGAGGCTGTCGTGCCACCGAGGTTCACCGCCGTCGCGGTCCACGCATACGACCCGGCAGTGGCATGCGACGCGCCCGGCAGGGTGACCGTGGTAGCGCCCTCGACAGCGGCGATAGCCAGCGAGTAGTTGGGGAACGTGAACGTGACGACCGTGCCCTCCGGGGCCGGGATCGACAGGGTGGCGACCACGTTGTACCCCTCGCCGACGTTCACCCCAGTCTTGGAGAACGTGACCGTAACCGTCGGCACCTTCGGCACCCACGTCAGAATCCACGACGAGCCGTTCCACGCGTGCATCTTCTTGGCCTGCCGGAAAGCCGCCCCGGTGGACACGGCGATGTCCTGCACCGGCACGAACCCGACCCCGTTGCTGACCTTCACACCAGCCATGTCAGCCCCTCAGTAGGTGATCCAGACGTGCCCCGGAGCCGTGCCCGCGCCCGACGCGGCGGCGGTGGACACCGTGAACATGTCCTTGAGCACCGCAGCCGCGCGCGTGGCGATCACCGTCGTGTCCACGTTCACGAAGTCCTGCGTGACCGTGATCCCCGTCCCGGCACCCACGTTCAGCGTCAGGTTCGTCGTCAGCGGACCACCGCCGTCGAGCCCGTTGCCCGCGTCGACGCGACGGTTCTGCACCGCGCGCACGTCCTGCATCCGGGCCGCGTGACCGTCCAGCGTCGGCGTGATCGGGGCCAGCACCAGCAGCCCGGTCATCGCCTTCGTACCGTCCTGCCGCAGGTACACCGAGTCCCCGCGAGCCGCGTTGAAGTACTGCGGGTGGTCGTCGCTGGCGAGGTTCAGCAGCGACGAGTGCGAGAACGTCGACGGCCCCGTCGAAGCGGACGGATCCACCCACAGTTCCAGCGACGACAGCGACGGCAGCGCGGACTGGATCGCCACCTCGTCCGCCCCGGTGCCACCAGCCGGTGGAGTCGGGACGTAAATCTTGGCGTCCGTGCCGAGGACCGCGACGTTCCCCGCGTCGGCGCTGACCGCCGTGGGGCCGGGCACACCCTGAACACCCTGCAACCCCTGGAGGCCCTGAGTGCCCTGCAACCCCTGCGGCCCGGTGGGGCCGGTGGCTCCGGTGATCCCGGTCGCCCCGGTCGGGCCAGCAGGACCATGCGCCCCGGTCGGGCCGGTCGCGCCCAGCGTCCCCGCCGCACCCGTCGGGCCGGTGGCCCCGGCAGCGCCCTGCGCCCCGGTCGGACCCGCGAGCCCGGACGGACCCGTCGCTCCTACAGCGCCCTGAGGCCCGGTCGGACCGGCAGCACCCGCTGATCCAGACGCGCCCGTCGGTCCTGTGGCACCAGCAGTGCCCGCACCGCCAGCCACGCCAGCCGGACCTGTCGGTCCAGTTGGGCCAGCAGGGCCACGAACCTCACCTACGTCCTCCCACGAATCCCCGTCCCACACCCAGAGGTGCCCATCGTTGTTGCTGATCCAACCCTCGCCGGGCGTACTGCCAGCGAAGCCGGGCGGCCCAGTCGGGACGGAGCCCTCGATGGTAACCGACGTGCCGTCCGCGCCGGTCGGGCCTAGCGGCCCGGTCGGACCCGTGGCACCGACGCCCGTAGGACCAGTGCTCCCCGTGGGACCGGCAGGTCCGTGGGGTCCAGTTGCCCCAGTAGGTCCAACCACACCCGTCGAGCCTGTGGGGCCGACCCCACCCTGAGGTCCGGTGGGTCCAACCACCCCGGTGGGGCCAGTCGAACCAGCAGTCCCAGCGGGGCCAGTAGGACCGGACGCGCCAGTCGGCCCAGCAGAACCAGCCGGGCCGGTGAGCCCGAGGGGACCAGTCGCACCAGCCGGACCCGTGACACCTGCGACACCCTGAGCACCCTGTGCCCCCTGCGTCCCCTGCGGCCCCGTCGGTCCTAGCGGACCCGTGGCTCCAGCCAGACCGGCGGCACCCGTGGGGCCGGGGACACCCTGCTGACCGGGGTTGCCGGGAGGCCCCGGCGCGCCTTGTGGACCGACCCCGCCAGCGGGACCAGTAGGACCGGACGGGCCGGTAGGACCACCCGATGGCCCGGTCGGCCCCGGAGGACCGGGCGGGCCGGATGTGCCGGTGGGGCCAGTGGGACCAGCCGCACCCGTGTCACCGGGAGGCCCGGGAGGGCCAGCGCAGTATGCGGGCGTTGTGCAGTCATGGACCCCAGTCGGGATCGTCAACGCCCCCGGGTGGTGGTAGGCCATGTCTCCTCCTGCGGGTCATGGTAGAGCGCGAGACGGGGCCTACGGCGGTGGGCGAGTCTCCCACGCCATAGTCACCGCATCTTGGGAGATGAAGCGGTCCTCCTTCGCGATGAGCACCAGCGTTCCCACCGGAAGGTCGTCAGGAATGTCCTCCATCGTGTTCACCGAGAGGTAGCCCGTCGCCCCCGCCGCCTCATCCAAGAAGATCGACGTGTACCCCACGCGCTCCATGCGTTCCATCCGCCGGTTCATGTCGCTGATCCACTCGCGCATCCCCGCATCGCCCTTGATCCCCTTCATGGCAGCACCGTAATCACCGGGGGGATGGTGGGCTCGACCTTCGTCGCAGGAGCCTTGATCGTCGTGATCGCGACCGTCTCGCCACCAGCGGGCGTCTCAGTCACGACCACCTTGTTCAACTTGTGGTCCTCCTGCACGCCTCTGCAAGAACGGGTCAGCATCACCGTCACCCATGAGCCGGGCAGGAGGTCATTGATGTCGTACGGGCAGTCCGGGCTCAGCGCCGAGTTGTCCGACACCAGAACCTGCACCGCAGGAGGCAGCAGGTCGTCGAGCCGGGCCTTCGCCTGCCGGTTCCACTCCTTCACATCCTCCGGGTTCGGGGCCTCCGCAGCAGCGCCCTCGTTCCACGACGACACCACGAAGTCGACGTGCCCGTACTTCGCGATCACCTCCGCAGGCGCGATAGCCGAGCCAGCCGTGCCGTTCCCGTTCGTGACGTACACCGCCGTCGCGAACTCGTTGCCGTACTCGATCACCTTCGGCTCGGCGAGCAGGTAGTCCTCCAGCAGCGGCGGCAGCCGGTGCCACACGTAGTGCGTGTCCCAGAAGTACAACTGCCGGTTCACGAGCACATAGTCCATGCCCGAGTCGTTGGCGAACTTGTCGAAGTCCTCCCACGTCGTCGTCGACCACGCCTTCACAGCCTTCGACGTCTTCGGCTCACCGTCGACCTTCAGCCAGTGGATTCCGGCGTTCATCTTCCACGGGTCGCCGTACTTCGCGAAGGTCAACTCCTTCATCAGGCGCTGCATGACCGCGCCGCACGTCGTGATGTTCGGGTACGCCTTGTTGTAGCCCTCCGAGAGGACCGTGTTCTTCGGCACCCACAGGAAGTCGTACGCGTGGACCTCAATGGTGTCGAGCCCGTACTCCAGCCGGGTGATGACGCCAGACCACACCTTCACCGGGGGCAGGTCCGCACCGATCCGCCGGTAGATGTGCAACTCGGCCGACCCGCAGTTCACCTTGCTGAGCCACCCGCAGCACTCGCTGGTCGCGTTCACGATCACCGACGCCTGTGAGATGTCGTCCCTGACCCGCTCCCACCGGACCTGCGCCACCTCGGTCAACTCCCCGATGGGAGTCGCCCCGCCACGGGTCATCACGAACGCGGTGTGCAGACCGCAGCCGAGGATGCGGGCCACTCAGACCCACCGCCCCGCGACGTTCCCGCCCAACTGCGGGGATGCGCTCGCGATCGGCTTCGTCACCTCCACATCGAAGTCCTTGCGGGTCTCCCAGAGCGCGGCAGCAGGCCAGAACAGGGGGCCACCGTCCACCGCGGTCGCGAACGCGGGCAGCAGGCTCTCCGACGAGTCGGAGCCGACGAGGAACACCCGCCGCGAGCCGTAGTCCACCTTGATCGTCTCCCCCGGCGCGATGACCGGAATCACCAGCGCGTGGACCTCCACCCCGTCGGCGAGGAACCGCACCTTGATGTTGTTGACGTTCCCGCCCACGTTCTTGACCGTCAACTCGGGCATGAACTGGTCCGCCGTGATCGGGACCGTCGGCTGCGGCGGGATCAGCGGACTCACTATCCGCGTCCACTCGTCGTCCACGGGGATGACCTGCTGCACCGGGATGGGAGCCCCGTAGATCGACGGGTCAGCGAGGGTGAGCGTGAACTGGACCTGTGCCATCACGCCCTGCGACATCTTCGTGGTACGGACGTACTCCGGGCCACGGGTGATCCGTCCTCGGCGCAGCACCCGGTAGTACTTCTGGATGCACTGCTGCTGGCAGTTCGGGTCGGAGCAGTCCGGCTCGCACACGCACGGGCACGCCGCGTACATGTACAGGTCGTTCGTGATGCACCCGGCGACCTGACTGTCGAGGGTCCGCAGCCACCGCTTGCCCACCGACATGCCGATGTCGCTGGTCGCGACCATGATCCCGGTGACCACGATGGCGCGGGTCGCCTCCCGCATCCGGCCCAGCGAGCCGCCCCGGTACAGGCTCTGCGTGACCTCGACCACCCGGGTGCTGTCGTCGGCGTTGTCGAACCCGAGGCCCATGATGCCGAGGAACTGCTCCGAGCCGGGGATGTCGAAGTCGTCCCACCACGGGGGCTTCATCACATCCTTGTTGGGCAGGACGTACGGCGGGTTGGTACCGAGGACCGTGGTCCCAATCGCACTGCATGCATCGCACGGACGCAGCCAAGTGACGCCCGCGTTCTTCGCGTACGCCTGCACCCGGTGGTTGTTGATGACCTCGGTGTCGGTGATGACGCCGGTCGAGGAGGTGTAGCGCATCTTCAGGTAGCCCGGGTACATGCCGCCTCCTCACACAGCCATCGCGACGGTCTTGTTCAGCACCTCGTAGGCCACGGCAGCCGGGTCTGCGGTGTTCGTGACGACGTTCACGGTCTGGTTCAGGACGCGCCCGGTCCCACCACCACCCGTTGTTGCCTGCCCACGGACCAGCGCGGCCATCCCCCGCACACTCGGGTCGACCCGGGCCAGCGGACGGGTCAGCGGGATGACCGCCTCCGGTCCAGCCTCGCCGATCAGCGCGCGCGTCGGACCCATCACGATGCCACCGGCAGCGAAGTGCAGGTTGCCCATCAGTTTGCGCCACGCGCCGGGGATGTCGGGAAAGTGGATGCGCCCGATGGCGTCGAGCACGTTGCCGATCCACCGGTGCAGCGTCTGGAACGCGGTGATCGCGCCCCGGATGACGAGGGTGATGTTGTTGAACGTGAACTTGGCCGCAGCCATCAGGAAGTTCAGCGCGATGATCGTCGCGTTGATCGCGGTGATGAGGTTGTGCAGGAACGCCCGGTTCTCCTCGGTGTTCAGCGCCTTGAGAGTGCCATTGATGAGGACCAGCGTGTCCCACAGCCGACCGCCAGTCTCCTTGGCTGTGGCGAACCACCTCTGGAGCGTTCCGTTCTCATCCATCTCCTGAATCTTCAGTTTCAGTTCGTCCAACTTCGTCTTGATCGTCGCAAGGAACCCGCCCGACTCCGCGCCCTCCGGGCCGCTGATGATCGCGGCGAAGAACGCGCCGACGACACCGACCAGCGACATGAACACGTCCCACAACTGGCTCGCCAGCGTCCACGCCTGCGAGAAGAAGTCGAGCAGTTGCTGACGACCCTCCTCGGTGTCCAGCCATGCCGCGAACCGCTCGCTGATTTCCAGCACCTTCTCCGACAGGAGGGTGGCGAACGGCGAGATGACCGCGAAGAACGCGGTCAGGCCCTCAAAGACGTTGACCAGCGCAGCGCCGAAGTTGCCGACGATCCCCGCTGCGGCATCCCACAGCGTGGTGAAGTCCTCCATGAACTGCTTGTTCTCGCCGAGCCGCAGGAACTTGTCGAGCACATCGCCGACCGCAGCGGAGACACCGAGCATGCCCGCCTTCATCGCGTCGATCAGCGGCTGCGACGCCCGGATCGCATCAGCGAGGCCTGTGTCGCCGCCGCCGAACAACTTCTCGCCCATCTCCTTGCGGAACGCGGCGAACGAGCCGGTGACCGCGATCATCGCCTTCGTCGCCTCGCGGGCGTTCGGCCCCAACTTCTTCAGCGCCTCGTTGTACTTCTCCATCGCCTTCGCGCGAGCCTTCGGGTCCGTCTCCTCCATCGCCTTCTGCCACGCGCCGAACGCCTTCACCGCGTCCATCGACCCGATGACCAGCGCACCCATGCCAGCAGCCAGCGACACGATGACCGGGACCAGCGCAGCCGAGGACACCACCGCCGCGCCAGCGGCAGCCGCGATCATGCTGAACATCCCGGCGAGGTCGACCGCGAGAGTGACGAACGCGCCCATGAACTTGGACAGCATGTTCAGCCCGCCGACGAAGGCGAGCAGGGCACCGGCAGCGAGCCCGAGCGGGGACTTGAGGAACTTGGTGATGGCACCCCCGAACTTCGCCATCCCCCCGCCCAACTTGCCGAGGACGCCGCTCAACCTCCCGCCCGCAGCGGCCATCGTCTTCATGGCCTCCCCGGCGGCGGTCAGCCCCTTCCCGAACCCGCCAGCGATGGCGAAGGTCAGCCTCTGGAGTGCCTTGCCGATCTGGAACGACAGCCCGATGATCCCGCCGAAGCCGGACGTGATCGAGTCGAACGCCCCGCCCGTGCCCATCCGTCTCAGGCTGAGACGGAGTTTCGTGATGCTGCGGTCCAGCGCCTCGAACGGGTTCTGCCGCGCGGACGGGGTGACGATCTGGCCGAGCCGCTGGTTGATCGCGCGCTGGATGTTGGCGAACGAGACGTTGAACGACTCCCCGAGTTTCCGCAACTCCCGCCGCGCGTCGTCGTCCCATGTGAAGTCGACCTTCTGGCCCTCCTTCAGGGCCTTCCGCATCGCCGGGGTGATCTTCTTCTCCAAGTCCCGCGACAACCTGTCGAGGGCCGTGGTGAAGTTCACGTCGTCCAGCGCGTCCTCCAGCGACCGGGTGACCGCCTTCGCGATCTTCGGTGCAGCCTTCTTCGCTTCCTTCTCGGCGTCCGCCAGCGCCTTCTTGTACGCAGCCGGGATGCGGCGCTTGACCTCATCCTCGATTTCCCTGACCGAGAAGCCGAACCGCCGCGCGATGTCGTCGAACTGATCCATGTTGGAGGTGTCGAACTGCATCCCCTCAAGGCCCTGTTCGATGCCCTCTTGGAACGCCTTCGGCACACCCTTCACGATGTCGTCGGTCAGGTTCTGGAGCGCCTTGTCGAACGAGATGTCCGAGAACACGTCCCCGATGGCGTCGCCCACCGTGGACTTCGACCGGCGGGCGTCCCGCTCCATGTCCTTCAGGGCACGGTCGAACGACCCGGCCAGCCGGTCGCTCACCATGTCCTCGACCTCATCGAGGCCGATCCCGAACTGGTCGGCCAGCCGGTTGATGTCGTTGGCGAGGTCGTCGCCGATGGAGAAGGTGATCGGGTGGTCGTCCACGGCGGTCTGAACGTGCCGGGCCATGTTCCGGGCCTCGTTCGTCAGCCGCTTGTCGAGCATCTTGCCGAAGGTGGCCTTGTTCAGGCGCTTCTCCAGCGCCTGCTCAAACTCGGCACCGAACACCTCGGCGGACTCCGTGCCGCCGTCCTTCGTGGCCCTCTCAATCTGCCGCTTGAGGCGATGCGTGTCAGCGAGCACCTCGACGTAGACCGCGCCTACGGTGTCACCGAGCATCGTTCACCTCCTCGGGGCAGGCTACCGGGCCGGTGTTGACGGAGTGATGCCGAACGCAGCGGCGAACGAGTCGAAGGCTTCCATCTCCTGCTGCACCGTCGCCTGCGTCACCGGGCGTCCCGGCAGCGGCTCGCGCAGGTCGAACAGCCACTTGTCCAGATCATCCGGCCCGACCCGCCTCAGGCACCACGCGAAGATCGCGTTCAGGAAGCGGTCGAGCCTCAACCCGGCGAGGTCCTGGCCGTGGAGTGCCGCCTCGCCGTCGATTTCGTTCCACCGTTCTTTCGCGATGTAGAGGAGGCGGACGACGGCTGCGTAGGGTGGTCGGACCACTCCTCGATCAGGCCCTCGACAATCTCGCTCACCGTGTCGAAGTCGAACGGGTCGTCGCGGTCGAGCAGCCGCCTGCGGAACTCCTTCTGCCCGTCCTCCTCCAAGATGCCGTCGAGGAAGTCGATGATCGACGCGATCTTCTCGGTCATCTCGCGGCTGTCGGCCTGCGCCTGCATGAGCATCCCGATCTGGCCGGGGGTCGGCGGGAACGCCGTGTACGTCTTGCCGTCGAGCGTGAAATCGACCGGCTGGGCACCCTCGAATGCGACCGGGATTTCCCGGCCTGCTGTGCTGAACTCCCTCAACGCGGACCTCCTTGATGGGACTGGACGCTTGCATCCTAGGCCCGGTGCTCATCCGATCCGCCCGGAGATGAAGGTGCGGCGTTTCTTCGCCATCGCGCGCAGGAATGCCTTCTCCAAGACGTGGAGTCCGGCCCGCGACGACGTTCCCTGAATCGCGATCAGGTTGATATCCGGGTACTCGGTCCATGTGAACCGCTCCCAGCGGTTCCCCTTCCGACGGCCCTTCTCGACCACCCCGGCATGGTGCGCGGTGTTCGCGACCCGGCGGCGCAGCCAGTGCCCGTTCGACCCGGAGCGGTCCATCCTGAACGACCGCTTGTAGGTGCCCGGCGTCGACCCGCGCTCAAGGTGCCACGCGCTGCCGTAGTTCCCGGCCTTTCCGGTCGGGGAACCCTGCACTGCGTAGCGCATCGTGTCCCGCGTCGCGGCCTCGATCCACTTGTACACGCCACCGGAGCCGCCCGGCTTGTTGCACGCGCGGATGATGAGCGCGTCGCTGATGACCGCCCGGGTCGCCATCAGAGGGATATCCACATCGTCCACTGACCGCCGACGCAGCCGCCCTGCGGACCCTGTGGCTCGTAGGCTCCCAGCGCGTAGTCGTCGACGCAGCAGTCGATGGCTTGCAGCATCGCTGTCATGTCGGCCATCACCGCGAGGCCGACCTCCCACATGACCGCCTCGGTGGGCAGGCTGCCGTCCTCGTTCATCGGCATGCAGCGCAGCGCACCGACCGCGAGTTGGACCGCCAGCGGGGACTGGCAGCGCACCGGGTCCGTCTCCTGATTCGGGAAGTTCGACGACTGGTAGGAGTCGACGATGCGGACGTAGCCCATGCCGCAGGTATCACCGGAGCAGGAGCCGCAGTAGTCCCACGACACCTCGGAGCCGGGGTAGAACCCGCACCAGCACGGCTTCCCGCCACCCTCGGTGGACAGGTAGGTGCAGACGCATTCGACCAGTTCGGCCACCTTGGATGCGAGGGTCTGCCCCGCCCCGTTCACCCGGGCTCCTCAGGCATTCCCGGGGGTCGGATGCTCCACGTCGTGTAGCGGTGCTTCGCCGCTACGAGGTCCGGGCTCCACACCTTCGGCGTGATCCGCAGCGCGTTCGGGTTCACGCTCGTCAGGAAGGCGTCGACCTCGCGGATGCCGGTCATCCCATCGGGGAACATCCCCGACGGAATGTCCATCGTGACGCCCTGCCGGGCGATGGACGTGACCGCAGCCGGGAGACGGCACTTGCCACCCGAGCACGCCTTCGCGAACTCGCAGGTCAGCACCCCAGCAGCCCACTGCGCCGACGAGTCGACCACCGTGCCGGGGACGTACCAGACGGCCAGCGTCCCCGGCTGATCCACGTCGGCGATCATGTCCTGACACGACGGCCACGACAGCCCATCGGTGCGCAGCAGCCGGTTGGAGTTGTCCACCCGGTACGCGTCGACCGGCAGCAGCACCCCGTCCTGCTTGACCTGCCACACCTCCGCGACGTTGCCGGGCAGCACAATCTCGGGCATCGGCTTGCAGGTGCAGCCCGACACGCTCCCGCAGGTGTTCGCCCAGCAGCCATCGCAGCCCGTCTCACCATGAGACGGCAGATGCACCAGCCGAGCCGACGAGCACACCGAGCACGGTCGGGTCACCCACGGGCGGACCAGCACCGGGCAGTTGCCCACCTGACCACCGGACAGGGTGCGCAGGGTCGCCCACGCGAGGTCGATGGAACGGCAGAGCAGCGCGTCGTCGTAGTCACCCCACCCGGGACAGCAGTCCATCGTGGGGGTGTAGGGCACGCATGACCCGCACGCTGCACAGTCGGCGGCCACGGGCCACCCCTCTCAGGTCACGGAACCGGCGGGTAGACAGTGCATCCTTCCACGGGCTCGGGCGGTGCAACCGTCGTGTACATCACGAGCAGGTGGTCGTTCGGGTCCAGCGGCTCGGGCAGCGGGGTGAGCGTCCCGTTGCCGTCCGAGTCGTACACGTCGTACGCCCCAGCGCCCCACGAGTTGCCGTCGAGGGTGACCGCGTTGGTGACCGTGAAGGTGACCGCCGCGTTCTCAATCGTGAAGTCGCCGATCACACCCGCGCGGACGAACGGCAGGAGGACGTAGCCGAAGGAGCCGGACTCGGCGGTCTGACCGGCGCAACCGGCACCGGGGACGCCGGACCACACCTCAAGGGCGAAGGCGAAGTCGCAGGCCTTCTTCTTGGAGTTCATCTTGAACCCGAGCACGTCGCCGTTCGCCGCCGCCATCGAGTCCTGCCCGGTCAGCATGTTGAACAGGCACGGGTCGACGTTGCAGAACGCGATTTCGACGTTGTAGCCCTTGAACTCGGCGCAGCCGGGGTCGCGGACGCAGACCTGACCGTTCGCGTTCTTGACCTCGATTTCCTCCGGCTCGTTGATTTCCGCCGTCAGCGCGATGGACACGTACCCATCGGTGACAGACACGGAGTCGGGGCCAGCGATGGGAACCCCACAGCCGTTCAACTTCGTCACGCGCATCGACCTGCCCCGCAGGAGGGGGAAGGACTTCGGACTTGCCATGTTGGTTCCTCCTGTTTACGGGGCTTATCCGGCGATTGTCGCCCTGGCGACGCCACACTCGACGAGGGGGACGTAGGACCGCTCAGCGAGCGTGCGCGCAGGGGCGCAAGTGCCGTCGGCGAGGTTCATCTCGCCCACCGAGAACACCTGAATCGCCCCGCGCAGCAGAGTGATCTGCCCGGACGCGAACAGCGTGGACTCGTCACCGATCCCGAGGATCACCGGAGTGCCACCACAGGTAGCCATCCGGCCATCCAGCCCGGCACCGATGATCTGTGCCGCGCAGGCGTGGACGGCGGTGTGCCGGGACATCTCGATGAAGCCCTTGCCACCGTAGTTGTCATCGAGGTACTGCTCCAGATGGGCCACGGCATCGACCACCGAGGTCGCGGTGTACGGCGGCTCGTTGCCCGCCCCGGACAGCCCGATGAGCAGGCCGGTCAGGAACTTCTCGACACCGCGCGACTCCTTGAGGATCAGCGACGCGCGCGCCCGCTCCTCGTACACGTCCACCCGCTGCGCCGGGTTCTCGCACCGGACGCCGTTGTACAGCGCGAACGGGTCACCCTGCACGAGGTCGAGGTTGTCGAAGTCCTTCTTCTCGGTGACCGGCGTCCCGAGCGGGTCGCAACCCGGCGGGTAGGCGGTGGCGCAGTTCGACAGCCACTCGTTGAGCGTGGTGCAGGCGTCGGTCAGGTACTCGGCACCGAGAAGGGCATGTGGGTCGGTCACGTCGATGACGCGCACAACATCGAGCACGCCACCCGTCTTGCGTTCCGGGGCAGGCACGTCCACCCACATGCGAGCGCCTGTGATGTTCGGCACCGGACCTCACCTCCTCAGTGATGGAATCCGGGGGAGCGGGCGGTCCGAGCCCGCCCCCCCGGAGACATCAGGCTGCGGCGGCGAGGCAGGCAGTGAGGTCGGCTGCCCCAGTCTGGCCGGACACGCAGATCGGGATGGTGACCTTGCAGGTGTGGGTGCATCGCTGCACGACGAGGATCGCCTCCTCGACGAAGACGCCGGTGAAGGTGTTGGACTCAAGGCCCACGCTGTCGTACACGGCGTCCATGCTGATGATTTCCCCGCCGCCCTCGACCCACGTGCCCGCCGGGTACATGAGCACCTGAGCGGTGGTCGGGAGGGTGACCGCGCAACCGGCGACCACGAGGTCCTGCCAGTCGTACACCCACTGGACCTTGAGGTTCCGGGCGCTGAACGTGGACTCGATCTGGGCGTCGGTGACCGCCTGCCAGTCGACACCAGTGCGCCGGGACACGTCCATCCGAATCAGGGCCTTGAGGAACACCGGGGCGATGACCTCGATCAGCGCGCTCTCGCCGAGCCGGTACTGGTAGCGCATCCCGATGGCCTGCAACTCCAGCGCATCGAGCGCGAAGGACACCGGGGTGGGACCGGCGACGGTCACCCCGGCACCGGCTGCGGTGGCGATCTGGCTGATCTTCCACGCATTCACCTTGTGGGCGTGCGCGACGAGCGCACCCTCGGTGAACCTGCGGATCAGTTCCGGGTACGCGTAGTTCGTGAGGATCGGCACCTTCACGCAGTAGCCCACGGCCTCAAGGCGAATCTCCTCAAAGTCCGGGCACTCGACCTCGCAGCAGGTCTTGCACTCGCCTGCGATGGCGTCGTCCTCGGTCTGATGGAACCCGCACTGGTTGTAGATGTCGGAGAAGTCCGGCCCCTGCGTGTAGCGCAGACCGCCACGGGTGATCCCGATGGAGGGGAGGTCGAGGATGCCGCTGACCGTCTCCAGTTGGCACATGTCGTACACCGTCTCGGACGGCGAGCACCAGCCACCAGCGGCGACGAGGGAGCCACCGGGGAGCCGGGACTCCTCACCGGCCCGCTGCACCAGCGAGTAGTCGTCGTACTGACCGGCGGACTGGTTCAGGTTGCCGAAGTCCTTGCGGATGATCGCGGCACCGAACCGCTGGCGGGGCACACCCTCCATCCGGGTGTTCGGCACACCGCGCAGCCGGGCGGCGAGCGCCATCCCGGCGACACCGATGTCGTCCAGTTCCTGTCCGGTGGCGAACCCCGGCACGTCAGCAGAGGCCACGATGGTGGCATTGCGCCTCGGCACGACCACTGCGGGTGCGCTCTGCGCGACGCGGGCGACGGTGCTCTGCACAGAGGCAGCGACCGGCTCGGGGACTTGTTCGGCCACGACTGGCTCCTCACTTGGTGTATCGGTGGGTGCCTCCTGCTCCACCTCAGCCACGGGGGCATCGGTGTTCTCGGCGGTAGGTTCGGTAGGGATTTCTGCGAGCAGGTCGTTGACCCGCTGGGTGCGCGCCTCGGCAGCGGCGACCCGCGCCTGCTGCTCCTCGCGGATCGTGCGGATCATGGGTGCGATCCGCTCGGCCTCGACGATGCTCTCCTCGTCGGACTCAGCCGTGATGTTCAGTCCCCGGAATGCGTCCAGCGCCTCGTTCAGAGCGGCATCGAGGGCATCGTTGTCGAGGCTGGTCAGGTTCTCGGGCAGTTCGTACGCCATGTCGGGCTCCCAGATGTAGGAACGGTTGATACGTTCCTCTACTCCGAGAGGACGATGGCAGGGTTACTCCGTACCGCCGTATGCGCGCAGCGTACAACACGGGGTTCCGCGTTGATGCGCGGTCAGGACTTCTTCGGCCCCCAAGTTCCGCCTTCCTTACGGACGAGGGCCAGCGCCTCGGTGCGCGAGTTGACCTCGATGACGCGACCGTCCTTCGTGGTCACCTCGTACTTCTGCTTGTTCGCCGAGCCTCCACCGCAGCCACAGCCCATGTCACGCCTCCACGCTCGTCAGGAGTGCTTCCACTCGGGTCGCCCTCGTATCGTCCAGCAGCCGTGCGGCCCGTGCTCGCCGCGCGGTGCGCGCCTCCACCTCGTCGGCGACCGCCTGCACGAACTCGGCCACGTCGTCGGAGCCCCCGGCTTCCGCGACCACGATGCCCGCCGCGACTAGCGACGACTGCACCCCACCGGAAGCAGCCAGCCCAACCCGTGGGATCGGGAAGCCGGGGACGTTCACCACCAGTGCGGCGACCAGTTCCAGCGAGCCGCCGATGGCGCGCCAGTCGCCGGACAGGGCACCCGCGCGCAAGGCCTGCACCTGAGTGCTGGACAGCCCGGGGCGCAGCGCGCCCGCGATCCAGATGCCGTGCTCGTCCTCACCGCAGGCCACGTCCGCGACCACAGTGCCGGTGTTGTCGTAGTGCGATGCCGCTGCGCGGGCACCCGCCGAGATGGGGGCATGCCCGCATTCCATCGTGATCTGCCCGCACGGGACCGGGCCGTCCTCGGTGGCGACCACCCCGGTGCGGAAGTACGCGTACTCGTGGGCGCTGTTCGGCGGCTCGACGCAGGTGCCGGGGATGCCGATGTGGCAGGTCCCCCACGTCGCGAGGTGCCCGAAGATGCGCCCCTCGTCGGTGACAGTGATCGGGGACGGCCCACTCAGTGACGGTTGAGTGAACCAACTGCCGGGAACCGACCGTTCAGTGACATTCGCCGAGGCGAGGATGACCGCCGCGTCGACCGTCTCCCCGATGTGCTGGCGCGCCCGGCGCGACCCGATGGGCGGGTTGCCCGGCAGCCCCTCCTCACCCGGCCAGTAGCCGAGCGCGTCGTGGTGCCACTGCGCGGTGGTCCGGTTCAGGAAGCGCGGCCCGATGTACTTCGACAGGTAGGCGCGCAGGCGGCGGAAGTCGCCCGGCGTCCCCCACGCGACCTTGTTGTAGCCCTCGTGCCCCGGCTTCGTCCAGTAGTCGTGGATGCGCTTGGTCGGGATCGGGTCGGTGATCCAGCCCGGCCCGCGCGCGTAGGTGACGTACCCCGCGCTGGCGTTGACGGTCGTGACCGTCTCATGCTGAGACGGCTCAGCAGATGCCTTCAGCACGTCCGGGGGCTCCTCGCCCAATGTGGAGTACGCCCCCCGCAGGCGCGACTTCGCCGCCGACTTCGCCTCCGGTGGGGCCTCCACCTGATTGATCCGCCCCGCAGCCGCATGCGTGCCCGCACGGGACAGCGCCCCGCCCGGCTCCTTGATCGGCAACTTGTGGTTCGACTTCGGCTCCACCTCGGGATGGATGTGCAGACAGCATGACGCCTTCCACTGCTCGGGGGTGAACCGTGAAGCGGACCCGTCCCACGGCTCCTCGCTGATGAACACTTCCTCGACCGACATCTCCACCTCGTCGGTCACCGTCTCACCATGAGACGGCGACGTGCCGAGCGAGACGAACGCCTCGTGGAACGCCGGGATCGGGACGAGGGTGCCCGCGCAGATGCGGCCCTTGGAGAACAGCATGTTCTCGGAGTCCTCGTCCTCCATCGCCATCTCGGCGTTGTCCACGTCCACCGACACGCCACGGAGGTGACCCTCGGCGAGCAGCCCGATCACCTCGTCGGCAGCATCGGTCTGCGCGAACGTCCCCGATGCGTGGACGAGGTTGCCGTCCCGCCAGATGTCGGCGATCTGCCCGACGACGACCGAGCCCTCATGGCCCATGCCGGACTTCTCCTGCCACAGCAGCGGCAGCGGCAGGTCGCGCCAGTCCAGCGCACCCTCCGCGAACTTGCGCCCGTCACCGGAGTAGACGCCCTCCGGGGCGAGCACCCCGTACCACGGGACCGGCACATCGGGGATGTCCTCCTCGGACATCTCGGGTGCGTCGGGCAGTTCTTCCACCACATCCTCGGCCACAGCGGTCATCGGGAACTCCTCACCCTCGTACTCCTTGTCCCAGAGTGCCAGACGGTCGAACAGGATCGACTCCCCCGGATCGCCTTTCGCCGGGGAATCGGGATATCCCAGCGTGACGTGCGGTGTCCATTGTGGGTACTGCTCGACCGCGTTGTGCGCCGCCCCGATGGCCGGGTCGGCCAGCATCCGGTCACGGACCCCGGCCAGCGGACCCGGGTCGACCTTCACCACGTCCGCGTTGTCCTCGCCCAACTCCTCGCGCGCGACGATGCGGGCATCCACCGGCTCGGCCTCCCCGGCAGCCGCCACGATCCCAGCGAGGATCGACGCCCGATCCTCCGGGGAGAAGACCTGCTTGCCCAGCCAGACCACCGTCATGTGCGCGACCGGCTCAGAGGATGCCGCGTTCACCGGGTCATCGACAGCAGGCAGGGCCACGATGCAGACCCCGGTCACGTCCGGGTCGGCCGCGAACGCGGCCTGCTCTACTGGAACATTCTGAGAGTGATTGCCAGTAGCGACCTCACCAGCGATCCTGCCGCTTCGGTCCCCGGACGCCGGGCTTGCGCCGCTTGTGGGTGTTGATCCGGTCGCACTCCTTGCAGATGCGGAACCGGGAGCCGTCGCCGCGTGTGCCGTAGCGGACGCCGAACTCCTCGTAGGAGTGCCCGTTGGCGCAGTGCGTCCGCTCGTGCGCCCAGTGCCGCCGTCGTTCAACCATGTCGGCCACGTTGTCGGCTTGGGTGCCGCCGAGGAGGTGGTCAGGGTTGACGCAGCAGGGACGGTCGCAGGAGTGCCGGACGACCTTGGGGAGTTCGTCGTGGGCAAGCCAGTAGGCAATGCGGTGCGCTGACTTGCTCGGAAGTCCGACCCACTGGACGAGCCCGTAGCCGTGGCCGTTGCGGTAGCCGGTCCAGTCGATGCAGCCATCGGGACCGGGGACTGTGTGTTGGGAGAATCGCTCTCGGAGGTCCATCCCCCAATCATATCTGACGATGCAGACGTAGACATGGATACGGTTCGGACGACACAGCGGCAGTTGATCCAGCAGTCCGGGTCACCCACCGGCTGGCCGGGGAAGTCCATCTCGCGCCCGTCGCAGACCGTGAACTTCTCATCGAGCCCTACCGTCTGCCCGTCGGCCTCGACGTGAAAGGGCCGCACCCGGTCATCGTGCCGGGACACCCACTCCTTGGCGGGCCGTTCCTTCGCCGCCGCGATGGCTGCCGCGTTCACGATGGCGGTGCCCAGCCAGTCCGCGATCCGGCGCGGGTCAGCAAGGTCGGACGCGGCCACGATGCCGGGGCGCAGCCGCTGCCACGCCCACTTCCACGCGGCCGAGGGGGACGGGAAGGACGCGAACTGGCTGGCCCTCTGAAGGTACTCGTCCATGAACGCCAGAGCGAGCAGCGGCTCCAAGTCCTCGGCGAACGCGTCGCCGCCGATGGTCTGCGCCTGCGCGTCGTCGATGATCCGGTAGATCGAGTTCGACACCTCCGTCATCCGGTTCACCCGGTCGAGACGGAACTCCTCGCGCTCCATCAGCGCAGCCCGGACGCTAACAGGGCGCGCATCGCATCACGGCTGTACGGCTCCTGCCGGGCCAGCAGGCCACGCGTGTAGGCGTCCAAGAGGCTTATCACCGTCGCAACATTCGCCGGGGGAATGTTGTACGCACCCAGCACCTCGCCCGCGAAACTCCACGTCCCCTCCATCAGGGAGTCAGGGTTCCCCGACATGTACAGGTGCCGCGTGTGGGGTGGGTGCTCGCCGAGCCCGTTCGCCTTCGCCTTCGCGTCACACAACTTGTTCCCCGCGCGCTCCAGCGCCCGGTAGACCAGAACCTCGCACGCTGCCGCGAGGGCCTCGCCGTTGCGGGCTGGCTGCTCCCGGTCCTGCCTGCTCCGGTCGATGTCCGGCACCTTGTTCTGCGGGTGGTCCTCCAGCGAGCGCCGGTTGTCCAGCACCGGGGTGATCTGCGCGTTCTCCGTCTCGCCGGGGAGCGCCGGGAGGTCGACGCCGAGGATGCGCAGCGCGGCGACCGTCTGCTCCGGGCTGGTCGACCCGGTGGCGATCTTGCGCAGCATCCACAACTTCGCCTCGTCCTGACCGGGTGCGTCCTCGGGCTTGAACCCCGTCTCCCGGCGGACCGCCTCCCCGGACAGTTCCCCCCGGTCCCACAGTTCCAGCGCCTCCTTGGAGCGGTTCGGGCGCAGCCGGATGTCGGACGTGTCCGCGAGGACGTAGAAGTCCTCCGGGTTCGTGACCTGCCCCTCCAGCGCGGGGCGCAGCCACGTCGCCGTCGCCGCGTGGCAGACCACCGCGAGGCGCGGCTCAAGATGCGACTTGACCGCAGCCTCGTCGACCAGCCACGCGTTCCAGTGGTTCGCGTCCGACATGCCGAGCAGCACCTCGGGCGGGGTGTCCAGACCGAGGGCGAGACGCTTGACCGCGTTCTCGCGCATCTCGACCACCTTGTCGTCCAACTCGGACCAGAAGGTGATGTGCTTCACGTCCCCGATGCTCTCCCCGGGGGCGGTCACCACGATGGGGACCACCGCGCTCGCGGAGTCCGGCTCTTGGATCGGGGTCATCATCGCCTCGGCCAGCACCGCCATGAAGGCGTCGGCCTGCGATGCCGCCGGGTCGGCGCTGTCCTTGACCGGGAACTGAATCTCGCTCGGGAGCAGCAGGATGCCCGCGCCCGCGAGCCGCGATATCAACTGCGCCCGGACGTGCGCGTTCAGCGCAGCGAGTTCCGCGAGCGTCGTCAGGTTGGAGCGCACCGGGCTGTCCGCATACAGCGGCTGCTCCGGATGCGGGGTCCAGACCCGCATCACCACGTCCGACGCGCCGAGCGAGTACCGCTTGCCGTCGCCAAGGTCGGCGCGCAACTGCCCGCCCGAGCCGGACACCTTGTTGTACGACAGGGTGTGCCACTCCTCGTCCTTGGTCGCGACCTGCCAGCACTCCCCAGCCACGGTCAGGTGGACCCCGACCCGCTGGAGCATCTGCGCCTGTCCTTGGAGGCCGCCGTAGTAGGCCTCCATCACGGCAGCCGCCGGTCCCCCGGTCTGCACGACGAGCACCCCGTCGATGTCCTGTGCGGCGACCAGTCGCGCGCGGGACATGACGTTGCCGACCCAGTTCGACACGAACCGGAGTTCGCCGATCTTGTCGTAGTAGTCCCACGCCTGACCCTGCCAGTGCTGGTTCTTCCCGGTCGCCAGCGCGGACACCGGGGGCATCCTGATCGCGCTTGAGACGAGCGAGTTGTGCTCGGGCACGGGCATTACCCGGCTGCGTGTGCGTGCCATCAGTGCCGCTCCTCGACGGGGATGTCCCTCTTGTTCAGCATGGCTGCGAGGTACGCGACCGCCAGCCAGCCGTGGAACAGCCACCACGACCAGTGCAAGTCAGACAGCATCGCCCAGCCGATGCTGAACGCTGCGACGTAGGGGGCGACGCAGAATGGGCACTCTATGAGCGTCCCCCACGAGGATTCCTTCCAGAAGGCGTCCCACTTCCTGCGTATCCACAGCATGGGTGGGAAGTCGTCGTCCACGATGAGGCGGGTGATGCGAGACACGGCTATGACCCCGACAAGGAACGCGGCGAGCAGCGTCGGCCAGTCAAAGCCCCACATGGTGCCTCCGCACGGCAGTATGGCATCGCATCACCCGGCGATTCCGCCTTGGACGATGCGCAGGTGCGCCGGGTTCGCCACCGATGCAGGCACCCTGCCCTTCGCGAGTTCGGTCAGCCCGTGCACCAGTGCGTCCACCCGGTCGGGCGATTCCCGGTCGGAGTACGGCACCCACTCGGTCATCTGCGTCTCAAGGTCGGGCAGCACCCCGACGTGGTGGACCTTCTGCTGCTCGTACAGCGACACGATCGGCTCAGCGCGCAGCGCCTTCCCGCGCCGGGACTGGACCCGCCGGATGCGCGGGTGCGCATCGATGGAGCGCAGGTTCGCCACGGTCATGTCCCCGCCGTAGTTCGTCTCGACCACGATGGCGTCCGCGCTGAACTCGTCGTACGCGGCCATCGCCGCCGACGCCCAGCCGACCGGGGAGTAGTGCCCCGACCGGTCCGCGAGCACGTAGCCCTCGCCACCGGACCAGCCGACGACGATGAGCCCCGTCTCGTCCGCGCCCTTGCGCACTGAGCCTGCCGGGTCGATGGAGACGACGATGCGGTCCATCTCGGGTGCCCCGTCCTCGGGAATCCTCGACGCCTCCAGCATCTCCCAGTTCCAGAGCGCGCCCTCGACATCCTCCAGCAGTTCGGCGAGGAGTTCCTGACGCCCGATCCGGGTGCCCTCGTACTTCGCGATGATCTTCTCGGCGAACACCGGGGAGAGGTTCGACAGGTTGTCGTATGTCGACGCGGTGCTGATTCTGGTCGTCGGGTCGGCGATCAAAGTCTTGAGCCAAGGTCGAGGCTTGGGGGTGGTGGTCGCCACGACCCGGGGGTGCGCGCCGAGCCGCAGGCCGAACGTCATGTTGTCCCACACGTCCTGCACCAGCGGCCAGTGCGCGGGCTCATCCGCCCAGACGAAGTAGTGCTCCGGGCCACGCAGCCGGTCGGGCTCCTCGGCGCTGAACAGGGTCGCCACGCACCCGTTCGGCCACGTCAGGCGCCGCTTCGACGGCTCGTAGTTCGGGCGCTTCCCCGGCGGGTGGATCGTCAGCAGACCTGACTCGCCTTCCAGCATCGTGTCGCGGATGTCAGCGCCGGTAGGGCCGATGAGGCCCATGCGGGGAATCTTCTCGCTCATCCGGTGCGTGACCTCGCACCCGGTGCGCGTCTTGCCTGACCCGCGCCCTGACTTGAGCAGCCACGTCACCCAGTCCGTGTCAGTGGGTGGGCGCTGATCGACCCGCGCGTGGTTCCACAGCCATTCTCCGTGCGGCAGCCCCGTGCATTGCGTGTCAGCGCAGTAGAACGGCTTCCACTTCGTGTTCTGCTTCTCGCGCAGCAGGCTCAGCGCCTTCTCCTGCGCTGCCGGTGTCCAGCGCCGGTAGGCTTCCGGCTCGACCTCAGACACGGAACTTCGCCCCCTTCGCAGGTGCCCGGCGACCGCGCGTCGGGGGGATGCCGCCGATCAGGTCGTCGTAGTCCTCCCCGGTCTGCGCCGCGACGTGCTCGGCGAGGATGTGGCGCATGAAGGTGTCCCGCGACATGTCCTGCTGCTCACCGAGCATGGAGACGAGGTACGCGAGGCGCGGCGAGAGTTTGATCCCGCAGTAGCGGACCTCCGACGCCTGCGCGAGCGCGTCCCGCAGCGGCATCCCAGTCGCGCGAGCCCGCCAGCCCACCGAGCGAGGCTCGCCGTCCGCGTCCTCCACGAGCAGGCTCGTAGCACGCGAGTCGGCTTCCACCTCCTCGACGCTACGACGCCTCAGCGGCTTCGATGCTGAGGACATCCGCCTCGACCACCTCTCCGGGAAGTGCTGACTGCAGGTTCAGCATCTCAGCAACCCACGCATCAATCTCCCCAGTCGTCGGCGTGTACACGATGACCTCCTGCGGGGCGTCCAGACCGAGCAGCCTCGCGTGCCGGTCGATCAGCGCGAGAGCGGTCCGCGCGGCCGGGAGGTGCTCCGGGTCCTCCGGGTTGATCGCCTTGCCCCAGACGCCGCGAAGGACACGCTCGATGCGCGCCGCCTCCTCAGCCCGGAGCCGCTTACGGCCCTCGTCATCGTCGCTGCGCTCAGCGAGGTCGCGCTCGACGAGGGTGCGCGCCTCACCGGCCCCCGCGAGCCCGAGGGTCTCCGCGACCTCGTTGAACGACGCCCCGGCGAGCCGCAGCGCGGTCGCTGCCTGCGCCGAGCGCCGGACCTGTGGGCTTGCCATGTCAGCCTCCCTGCCGTCTCATCATGAGACGGTCTGCCTGCTGCTGACCGGGATGAGTTGCTGCTTGAACTTCCCGTAGTCAGCGACGTGGTGGATGCGCCCGAACCGGACCTCCGTGCGCGCACAGTCAGGATGCACCCTGACGAGTTCTGCCGACTTGCGGAGGAAGCCGCCGTCGGCGTAGAAGTCGGTCATCCCCCCGGCGATCCGGTTCTTGCGCGAGGTCCCCAACTTGCCGATGCCGAGCATCCGCGACTCGGCGGTGCACAGCCAGCCGGTCTTCAGGATGTCGAGGCTCACGATGGTGTCGTCGTTGAGCCCGCGACGCCACTTGATCCCGTACTGGTCGAGGTCGTTCCGGTACAGCGTCGCGCAGTACAGCCGGGTGTTCACCATGATCGGTCGCGTGTTGCGCTGGAACGAGCGCATGGTCAGGCAGATGCCTGCGAGGTTCTGCCACTTCTCGATGAAGTCCTCGTGCCACGTGAACGGCGTCTGCACGTCGACGCGCAGGAAGCCCGCATCCTTGCGCACGAAGAACCCGTTGAAGTTGTCGTCCATGATCCAGTGGTGCGAGTACCCGGCGTTCCGCGCGTGGTCCCACGCGTAGTTGTGCGCGGCCCCGGTCGTCGGGTGCGGCTCCAGCCCGGGCGTCTTCTCGTACTCGTCGAAGTACGACTGCTGCCAGACGATGACGTCGCAGCCGGGGTTCGCGGCAGCGTAGGCGTCGTGCTCCGCGTCTTCGACGACGAGGGTGGGGCGCACCCCCATGCTGACGAGTATCCCGGCGGTCATCTGCCTGCTCGCGCGCCCCCGCGTCGGGATGTAGACCGGGTAGCGCATCGTGTCCATCAGCCGTCCGCCGACATCATCGGGGTGGCGTGCCGGATGAAGGTCGCCGGGTAGCGCAGCGTCTTCCCGTCCTTGTCGTACTCGTAGCCCAGCACGGCATAGAACGCCTTGCGCGCCTCGGTCGTCTGGAAGTACACGCGCAGCACGCTCTCGTACTGGAGGTCGACGATGGCGCCGTCGAGGCCGGTCATGTCGAGGAACTCGTCGACGACCTGCTCCTGACTGATGCCGAAGGTGCCCTCGGCCTCGGCAAGTCGTTGAAGGATCAACAAATCTGCATCGGTGTACCCGACCGCCTCCAAGCCGCCGTCGTGCGTCTGGAGTTCCTCCAGAAGGACCTTCAGGTTCGGCCCGTCCCAGCCGCCCAACTCCGTGGTCCGGTTCAGCGCGATGAGCACCGCGTCGGCCTGCGCGTCATCCGCCGAGGACCAGCCCCGAACCGTGGGGACGAGCCATGTCCCGTCCGGGGTGACCGTGATCCCGTCCGGGGCCTGCTTCCCCTCGTTGCGCATCCGGCGCAGCGACTCGGCACGACCGTGGCCGCTGATCAGGAACCCGGTCCGGTCGTCTATCACGATCGGCTCGACGTACCCGTAGCGAGAGATGCTCCGGTCGAGCATCGCCGCGTCGTGGGTCTTCGGGTTCCGGGGGTTGCCGCGCAGGTCGTCGAGCGCGGTCAGTGCCACGGTCTGTGTGCTCATCTGATCTTGAACCTTCCTCGTAGCGCGTTCTCCCACAGGTTCAGCGCGGCAGCGATGGCCATGTGCATGTCGAGATACAGGTAGGAGCCGAGGCGACCGCCGAACCAGACGTCAGGCTCAGCGGCTGCCGCCGCGCGGTACGCGAGCAGCATCGCCCGGTCGCCCTCGCTGTTGACCGGGTAGCACGGCGTCTCGTCGCGTCGTGCGAGTCGGCTTCTCTCATGGTGCGTGACCGTCCCGTCGTGGGGGGCGTCTGCCCAGTAGTGACGGTACTCGTGCACGCGCGTGAACTCGCTGTCCGCGTCGGCGTCGTTCATGACCGGGCAGCCTTGGTAGTCCTCGCACTCGTGATGACGTGTCTCAAGGTCGACGGTGCGCCAGCCGAGGGCACCGAAGCGGTATCCGAAGTAGGCGTCGATGGCCCCGGTGTACACCGTGGGGACGCCGCTGTGCAGCGCCGGGTCGTATCCCCGGTTCAGGCTGATGCTGATGCGCTTCGATGCTGCGATTGCCTCGATCCAGTTCGTGTAGCCGCCCACTGGGAGTGCCTCCCACCTGTCTGAGAAGTACCGATCCTCGTAGGTGTAGCGCACCGGGAGGCGGGTGATGATGCTCGCCGGGAGCAGCAGCGGCGAGATGCCCCACTGCTTGAGCGTGTAGCCCTTGATGAGCGCCTCGTAGACCGGGCGGCCGACGAGTGAGACGGCCTTCTGCTCAAGGCTGCTCACCTGCTCGGCCGCGACCTCTGCCGAGTCGATGCTGACCTGTCGCCGTGCCTCGTCCGGTCGCATCGCGCGACCGTAGACGAGGTTCAGGGTCAGCAGGTTGACCGGCATCGGGTAGACCCGGCCCCGGTAGGTGGTCAGCACCCGGTGCCGGTACGGCGCGAAGTCGGCGAACCGGTTGACGTACGCCCAGACGACCGGGTTGCTCGTGTGGAAGATGTGGCTCCCGTAGGTGTGGACCTCCACCCCGGTCGCCGAGTCGGTGTGCGAGTGGGCGTTGCCGCCGATGTGTGAACGTTCATCTATCACCTCGACAGCGAGCCCGGCTGCCGCCGCCCGCTCGGCGACGGTCAAGCCGAAGACGCCTGCGCCGACGACGAGGAGGTCGCTCACATCGGCTTCCCGCAGACCGGGCAGGGTTCCTTCGCAATCGTCGGCGTGTCCTCGACTGCGACCGGCGCGTCAGCGATCTTCCCGAGCAGGGTGATGAGCGCGAGCAGGTCGTCATCGTCATACCCGGTCCCGGTCAGACCGTCACCGGCATCGAGTTCGATCAGCAGCGAGAGCAGCATCCCCTCGTCGTAGTTGCCCCGGTCGGCTATCCGGTTGTCGGCGAGCATGATCCGCGCCGCGTCCTCGGAAGATGACGGCACTGGGAGGCGGACCACATCGACGGACTCGATCCCGAGTTCGCCGAGCGCGTGGTACAGGTGGTGCCCGGCGAGGATGGTCAAGTCCTCGGCGCAGATGATCGGGCGGTAGATGCCGTTGAGGAGGACGGACTCCTTGATCGCATCCGTGTCGCCGTTGCGGGGGTTCATCGGGTGTGGGCGCAACTCGGCCCACGGCTGCTGCTCAATCGCGAGGCTCACGTCTTCACCTCCGCGCTGAGCCGCTGCTTGATCGCGTCGATCACCCAGTCGGCGAGCGTCGTCTTCGTGCGCGCGGCCTCGATGCTGACCCGGCGGTACAGGTCGGGCGAGAGTCGGACGGTGATCCCGAGGCGGAGGCCTTTCGACGGTCGACCCACAATCGGGACCATACAACGAGCGAGCCCCCGAGAGACGAGTCACCGGGGGCTGCTACGGTTCGTGGTGCGGGCACGAATGAGACGAGGTTATCAGATGGCAGACCGCAGAGTCACACCCCACGAGATGGGGGGTTGAATCCCGGTCGCAGAGGATGGCTCCTCACCCTCCCCCCAGCCGGGCCTGAGTGCCCGCGATTCGACCTCTGGGGATGTCAATGAGGCCCTGATCTGCTTCACGAACCCCCCGTCCCTGAGGAGGGTATTGCCTGAATCCGGGGGGGCTGGTACCTGCATCCGGTCGGTGAGAGCGAACTCTGGTGTAGTGCTGGGGGGCCATGCATCCTATGCGTTTTCGCGTGGGTGAGGCCGGGGGGGTGCCCCGGTTTGTGACGTGGGTCACACCGTCTCACCGTGAGACGGCGACAGTTGCGCAACTACGGCGGACGCTGCACTATGGGTCCATGCCCGCTCCGCACGTCCACCAGCCGCTCACCGTGAGCAGCGCGTGCAGCGGGCAGGAAGGAAGGACGACCATGTCGTTCACGTTCACCCCCGAAGACGCCACCGCCATCCGCTCGGCGTACCTCGCCGACAACGGCGCGCTGGACACCGTGCTCCACACCGGAGCCCGCGTCGCGGCGGTCTCCATCGCCGCCGGTGCCTCGCTGGTCGACGTTGCCCGTGCTGCTCTCGCCGCACCGGCCACCGATGACGGGCTCAAGGCCGCCAAGTCCAAGCGTGAGTGGGTCCGCCGTCAGGCGCTGCTCGGCTCGTTCGCGGTCGCCACGCCGGACGGCTACTCGGATGCCCGGACGGTCCTGTACGCGGCCATCACCGCGAAGGTTGCTAGCGCCGATGCCATGAAGGCGCTGGCCGAGTCCCGCGTGTGGGGCACCTACGCCGAGGTGCAGGCGGCGCTGCAGGCGCTCCTGCCGGTCGTCGAGGCGCCGTCTCAGGGTGAGACGGGCGGCGACGAGGGCGACGAGGGCGAGGCGGCTGCGGCCGAGCGCCAGCCGAAGTCGCTGGACGACTGGCTGCTGGAGACGGCCGGTGCGCTCCTGCGCCGGTCGGACCGCGAGTCGGTGCACGCGGGCGACGCGCTCGGTGCGCTGGCGGTGTGGGCGCTGGTGGAGGCGACGGAGGCGGCTCCGGCCCCGGAGGTCGTCGAGGCGCTGCGCAATCAGGTGGCCGAGGCGTACAGCCGGGCGCTGCGGGCCAGCACCCCGGTGGTCGAGGCCCCGGCGGCCTGACGCCCCCCGTCGGGTCGGGGCGCTCCCCTTCGGGGGGGTGTCCCGCCCCGCGCGGAGGGCGCCAAGTCGGCGTCCGGTGCCCGTCTCGCCGTGAGACGGCACCACCGAAGGAGGGTTCCATGCGCAAGTTCACCATCGTCGCCGCGCTCGTCGCGGGCGGCGTCGCCCTGTCCGGCTGCACCGTGCAGCCCCCGGCGCAGGTCACCATCGTGCAGGCCGACGGCACAGAGCCGGGTCGGGCGGCACCGTCCCCGGCCCAGCGGTGGGCGGCGTGCGTCACGTACGCGCTGACGACGCCGGGGATGGGCGGCGACGGCGACATGCACGCCTGCGACGCCGAGTTCTGGCACGCCGGGGGCGAGGGTCGCCCGTGGCTCTGGTGCCCGGGGCTGCCCGAGGCGGGCGGGTGCCACGCCGCGTGGGGTCCGCAGCCGGAGGCCACGACCCCCGACGCCTGACGGCGGGCGGGTCGCCGGTCGGGCAGGGGGTCCGCTCCCTGCCCGTGCCGGGTGCCCGTCTCACCGTGAGACGCACCGGAAGGAGGGCCTGATGGCCACCAAGTACCGAGTCCCCGAGTCGGCGATGCGCGTCGTGCCGCTCGCGGTCCTGCCCCGCTGCTCGGCGTGCGGGGGGGTCGGCCGGTTCGACGGACCCAGCCCGGCGGCGGGCGGGTCGTGGATGTACGCCTGCCGGACCTGCGCCGGGCCGTACGGCCTGCGCGACTCGCGGCTGACGACCCGGCTGGTGCTCGCACCGCCGAGCGCCTGACGCCCGCTGCCCCTCGGCCCACCACGGGCCGGGGGGCTTCGGCGTGCCCGGCCCCGGCGAGCCCGCGCTGCCCGCGCCTCCTGTGGGCGCGCGGTGGGAGCAGCCACCCGGCTCCCGGCTCGGCCCGGTCCCGGCGCGCCGCAACGCAACGCAACGCCCGCCCGGGGGCAACGCAACGCCCTCGCCCCCGGCAACGATGGTGGCCCGCCGCAACGCAACGATGTGCCCGGGCAACGCAACGCCGGTCCCGCCGCAACGCAACGACCCCTCCCCGGTGAGTTGCGCAACTCATGGGACCGTGGAAGAATGGTCCTCAGCGGGCAACCCCTGCCCACTGCCGAACCGTCTCACCGTGAGACGACAGGAAGGAGACGCACCGTGCCTGACACCACCGCAGACCGCAAGCCCATCACCGAGGGGCTGGTCTGCTACGACAACAACCTGACCGTCGTCCGGGTCACCCTCGACGGAGCCCGCGAGGATCACGGCGTCGCTTGGTACGCCTGCTACGACGCGGTGACCGGCAGCCGCTCACCGATGATGGACGGCGGTCGACTCAGCACCACGTTCCGCGACTACAACGGGAACACCTGCTCGGCCCGAGCCGACCTGCGGGAGCAGTACCTCGCCCTGATGGACGCCGGGCACGACTTCCCGTGGGACATCGACGGGACCGTGGCCTGCGGCGGCTGCGGTGCGCAGATGGTGCACGACGACCCGCCGTTCGGGTCGTTCCGGGAGCACGCTGCCGACTGCCCGGTGCTGGAGGCACAGGACGAGCAGGAGCGCCGGTTCGTGGCGCTGCACTGCAACGCCTGACGGTGGTGGAGCGGGGCACACGGTGGACAGTCCGTGTGCGCTGCCCTCTCACCGTGAGGGGAAGGCCGTCTCGCCGTGAGACGGCGCGAGGAAGGGAGCAGGGCATGGAGCGACCTGAGTGGCTGCCCGAGGACTGGGCGGTGGAGCACACCGGAACGGCGGACGTGCTGCGCGGGCCGGTGGTGGACGAGCCGTCGGACGGCAGCGAGTACCCCTACGACGGGGCACCCGTGCGGTGGCAGACCGTGCTGGAACTGCACGCCGACAACGCCGGGCGGTTCGTCGTGGTCTGCGCGCAGATCGTCAACGACGAGCCGGACGACTGGCCGGACGTGGAGTGGCACCGGACGCTGGCATCGGTGCGGGAGCACCTGATCTGGGCGACCGGCGACATGGAGGCCGAGCCGCTGACGGCCGAGCAGTTGGCCGACGAGGCAGCGATGTACGCCTACTTCAACGGCACGGCATGAGCGCCGTCGACACCCGCCGCGCAACGTGCGTGGACTGCGGGCACACCACCAGCCTCGCCGGGCTGGCGCTGCACGACTGCACCATCGCCGAGCAGGGCGGGCGGTGCGAGGACTACCCGTGCTGCGGGCACACCGACGGCGACGGGTGCCAGACGCTGCCGACCCACACGGCGGACTACTACCGCCGCAACCCCGCGCTGACGCACCTCGGCTGCGACCACAACACCGGGTACTGCGACTACGAGGAGGAGGCCGAACCGGAGTCCGACGAGGAGTTCGGCGACGCCATGTCCGGCGTGGAGTACATGGCCTATGAGCGGGACGCGGAGTTCGACGCGCTGCCCGGTGGCCGCAACTACTGACAGCACGACCGCCCCGGTTGGCGAACGTGACGGGTTCGACTCCCGTCCGGGGCACGCCCGTCTCACCGTGAGACGACGCAGGAAGGAAGCATGAACACTCCGATCACCGTGACCCACGACAACGGGAACCACGTCTGCCTGTCGGACGGCTCGGTCTACGTGCGGATGGACCGGACCTACTTCGACCCCAAGGGCAACGTGGTGCCGGGCGTCGGCGCTCTGGTCATGGCGCTGGTGCAGGCATGAGCACCGGGTACGGGGCGACCCGCAAGGTGTGGGGGGCCGAGGTGCTGCCGCTCAACTCCAAGGTCGAGGCGCGCATCCGGATGGGGCAGGTGGCTGCCGAGGACCAGCCGTTCACCAACCACGGCGGCACCGTGACCGGCGAGCCGGGACCGGCTGACGAACTGGGCTGGCTGCCGGGCCGGTTCCACCACATGGCTCGCGCGGCAACGTATGTCGTGTACTCGTTCGGGACGCCGATCGCGTGGCGCCGCAACGATGGGGTGTGGGACATCCCGGCGGTGCGGTACGGCAGCCGGACCAGCAAGCATCAGGGGTTCTGCCGGTCGTGGCTGGGCGTGTGGGAAGAACGCTGACTGCAACGCAACGAGGGGCATGGGCTGCGGCCTGTGCCCCTCGTTTGAGTTGCGCAACTCCACGGAACGTGGAAGAATGGTCCTTGTCGGGCAACCCTGCCCGGCGACAGGCACCGTCTCGCCGTGAGACGGGCGAAGGAAGGAAGCAACGCATGACCACCACCACCGGGCTCGTCCTCGACGAGCGCACCACCAAGCGGATCACCGCCGTCACCGAGTACGTCAGCCTCATGCTCCGCGAACGAGAGGGCTGGGGACCGGACGCACAGGCTGAGGTGACCGAGACGCTGTACTCGTGGTCCCGGGCGATGAGCCACCTGATGGGCGCGGCCCGCATCTGGGCCGACGGCCTGTCCCGCCCGCTGGACGACCGCCCCGAGTTCTCCTTCGGCGGCGACCTGACCGGCACCGGGTACTACTTCGGGGTCATCTCCCGCATCGGGACCAGCAAGGTCCGCGACGCCGAGGGCGAGCCGGTCGCCATGACGTACCCCCCCATCGAGTGGACGTTCCACTCCTAGCAACGACAGCCCCGGTCGGCGATGGTGCGCGGTTCGACTCCGCGCCGGGGCGCGCTGGTTCCGTCTCGCCGTGAGACGGCAGCAGGAAGGAAGATCATGTCCATCTCGGACGACACCACCACCGTCCACGGGGCGGTCACCATCGGGGAGCAGGCCACGCTGGAGGGCACGCTCAACGTGCTCGACGCGGTGGCCGAGCGCGACTGGCAGGTCGGCAGCACGCTCGCCCGGGTCGCCGCGAGGCACCTGCGGGAGTCGCAGTCCATGCTGACCGCAGCCGAGCAGGGGATCGCCGTCGCCCAGACCGCGGCCAACATCGCGGACTCGGTGCGGCTCGCCGCCGAGACCGAGCGCGACGCCCTGCGCAGCGACCTGACCCAACTGCGCATGCAGTTGACGAACGCCATCGACGAGGGCCAGCGGTTCGCCAACCGGGTCCGCGCCGCGGCCATCGATGTGCAGTCCGGCCACTCGGGGCACATCAGCATGTACGCGCTGAACGAGTGGCTCGACGAACTCGGGCTCGCGAAGGTCGAGACGGACTGGGAGTGCTCCGGGTCCTACAAGGGCATCGACCTGCCGGGGGCCACGGTCAAGGCCGAGGACGAGGAGTCGGCGCGGGACAAGTACACCGAGGCCCTGTCCGGCGGCGACTGGTCGGTGGTCCGTCGGTTCACCGGGTCGGTCCGCGACGGCGACGGCATCGTGTTCGACTTCAACGAGGTCGACGAGTCGCTGGAGGACGACGACGACTTCTCGTGGGATGACGTGGAGATCACCGTCTCCGAGGCGTAGGCCTCAACCAGCCCGGCGGGTGGGTCGAACCCCCGCCGGGCACGCCGTCTCACCGTGAGACGCAGCAAGGAGGGCACGAACATGGCACTGCACTGGGACATCACCCGCTGCGCGAACAGCGACGAGTTGCTGGTCGACGATGACGCCGCAGCGTTCACCGACCTCATGATCTGGGCGACGCTCGGGGTCGGCATCGGGTCCATCACCGAGGACAACTGGCCCGAGTTCTACGCCCGTCTGCACGTCGCGGGCTACGCCACCAACGTGACGCCGCAGCAGGTCCACCGCTACGTCGGGCTCGGCACCAACGTGAGCAACGAGACGCGCCTGCAGTGGATGAAGCGGATCGTCGGGCAGCGGCTCGACGAGGAGGTGCGCCACGCCAGGCGCGAGGTCAGCAAGGCGGACGCCGCGTCCTGAACAGCGGCAGCCCGGCAGGCGGGTCGAACCCCTGCCGGGCACTGGTCGTCTCACCGTGAGACGGCAGCAGGGAAGGAGAACGACATGAAGGTGATCGTGTTCACCGTCGGGTCGAGGGAAGCGGGACGGACCGGGATGCCGCAGGGCGAGTACGCGGTGTGGGTGGACGAGGGCGGGGCGGCGCTGATGTTCAAGCCGCTCGGCGCGCACTCGTTCGGTCCGGTCGTGGAGCAGACCCGGGTGGAGGTGCAGTCCTGATGGCGCTGACACCGAGGCCGGGACTGAAGGTGGGTGCCCTCGCCCTGTACCACGGGGTCGGCGGGCACCGGGTCAAGGTGCGGGTGACGCGGGTGACCCGCGAGGACGGGCGGGTGCTGGCCTGCTCGGTGGTCACGGCGCGCACCGACCGCCTGTACCGGAAGGGCGAGGTCATCTGGTCGTCGCCCGCGTGGCTGACCGACCGCCGTGGAATGTACTTCGGGGTGCCGTGTCAGCCTGAGACGGAGGTCGCGTGAAGCCGGGGCCGTGCCCGTGCGAGTGCAACTCGGGCGGGAGGTGTTACGGCTGTGGTCATGCAGGCTGTGGCAACAGATAATGTGGTGGGTATGACACGCCCACC